CGACAGTGCGGCGGCGGTGGCCGGTGTGCGTCCGAAGGGCTTGCTTAACGGCGTAACGCTCGGCACCGGTGCCGCTGGCGGTGGCGTCAATGCGCTAATCGCGGACCTTAAAACCATGGTCGGCGCACTTCAAACCGCGCATCTTGGTTCGTCGCGCGTGGTGCTCATCGTCAACTCGGCCACGAAGTTGTCGCTCGGCTTGCTGGTGAACCCGCTTGGCCAAGTGCCGTCGATCATCTCGGGCGGCAATGTCGCGGGCATGCCGGTTTTGTCGTCACCGTTCGTGCCGGCAGATACGGTGATTATGCTAGACGCCGCATACTTCTATTCGGCCTTCGACCCGATCGAGTTCGACGTGAGCGAACAAGCGACGCTCACCATGGCCGATGCTGGCGCCGCTGCGCCGACGCAAGCAATGGATAACGTCGGCGCGCTCGGCACTGCGCATCAAGTCTTGCCCGATCGCGGCATCCACGTTGCCGGCGGTGTCAGCGGTGCGGCCAATGTCGGCTATCAAGCCATTAGCTTGTGGCAAACGTGGAGCACCGCAATTCGGCTCGTGTGGCCGGCGGGCTTCGCCGTGACGATGACCGGCGCAGTGCAAGGGCTCGAAGACATCACTTGGTGAGCTTTCGCGGTTGCCATAAGTGAACCCCGCGGCCACAAGCCGCGGGGCTTTTCGAAAGGGGGCCACCAATGTTGCAACTCGGTTTGTTGATTGCCGCGCTCGTGTTGCTGATCTTGTCGGCCGTGGGTGTCAACCACCCGCGAGCGAACTTGCTGGCCACTGGCCTAGCGTGCTTCGTCGGCGCTTTCATTGCCGGCCGCTATTCGGTGTGATGCCATGACGAACGCACCAAAACCCAACGCCGCACCGGCGCCCTTCGCAAGCATCTTCCCCGGCGACGACGTGCTCTATATCTCCGACGAACGTGTGGCCGCTTCGTATCACGGGCTCGTCGGCGATTACGTGACGGTCAAAGACCCCGCCGAACGCGCGTGGCTCGTGGCGAATGAGTGGGCCTACGATCGCACGAGCCCGGCGCTACCGGCCGCCTACCATCACGGCAACAACGGCGCGTGGACGGGTTACCCGCCACCGGCGCCGACACCGGCGCCGACACCGACACCGCCGCCACCGCCAGCGGTGCGCAAGACGACGGCAAAGGCATCCGACGCACCGCCACCGAAGGCGGTATGACTGCGCTTGGCTCGCTCCGCTCGTGGTTCGGCCCCGGAGGGCTCGGCTTCACGTTCGGCAATCGCCAACCACAACTCGGCGCGCTCTTCTCCCAATGGGGCTATGACCGCACGCTAGGCGGTTGTCTTCACGAGTTCGATGCACTCGACGGCACGGGTTGGCAGCGCAACCTAGCGGCGATCGGCGGCGAAGGCGTGCCGGTTATCGCCGCCATTCACCAGCTACACCGATCGGCGTTCGCGCAATTGCGGCCACACCACAAGAGCGCGAACCTTGACACCGGCGCCATTGACGAAGTGCACACGAGCGCCGCGTCTCGCGTGCTCGTGCGGCCCAACGCATACGAATCCGGCGCCGATTTGTTCGGCCGCATCGTTGACGATTGGCTAGACGGCGAAGCGCTCGTGGTCGCGATTCGCAACGACCGGCAGGAAATCGCCGAGTTGCACTTAGCGCCGGCCGGGCAATGGACGCCGCGCATTGACCCGGAAACGCGCACGGTTTTCTATTTGATTGCTGACGAACCGGAAGCGCTTTTCCGCCCGTTTTCGCTCGTGAACGTCGAAAACGGGGCTATTCGCGTTCTCCCGGCGTCGAGCGTGATGCATTTGCGGTGGTGCACGCCGCGCCATCCGCTGATCGGTGAATCGGCGCTCGCGGCGGCCGGGCTGGCGGCCGGCGTCAATGTCGCGCTATCCCGGTCGCAACTCGTCTTTGTGCAGCAAATGCGCCGCCCGTCGTCGGTGCTTTCCACCGACGAAAAGCTAGACAAAGGGCAAATGCAAACCCTGCGCGAGCGCTTCGACGAGCAAGCGAAGGGGTTTGCAACCGGCGGGCTTCCGATTCTCGGATGGGGCTTGAAGTTGTCTAGCTCGAATCTGGCGGCGATCGACGCAAGCGTGGTTGCATCGCTGCGCTACTCAAACGAAGACATTGCGCGTTGCGTGCTCGTGGCCCCGCCACTGTACGGCGACGTAACCAGTGGCGGCGTGACGGACACCGAAGCGCTTATTAACCACTGGCTATCCGTGTCGCTCGGCGGCCTGATCGAGCGATTCGAACGCGCATTAGAGCGGCTCTTCGGCATGGACGGGCGGCGCGACTATATCGACCTATCGGTGGAAGCGCTCTTACGCACGTCGCTTGCGGCGCATGCGGAAGCGCTTTCTAAGCTCGTGCAAGGCGGCGTCCTCAAGCCGAACGAAGCGCGTAAGCAAGTCGGCGAAGGGCCGGCAGGCGGCGGGGATCAACTGCTAGTGCAGCGGCAAATGATCCCGCTTGAACTCACCGAGCAACTAGCCGCCGCCGAGCTTGAAAAGCTCACCGCCCCGCCGCCGCCCCCTCCGGCGCCGCCGGCCACACCACCGGCCGATGACGACGGCGGCCCGCCACCGCCGGCGCCGCCGTCCGGGCCGAGCGACGCGGAGCGCGAAGAGACCGCGCGCGCACTTGCTCTTGAATACATCGCAAGGGCCATGCAATGACGAACGGCACCCCGGAAATGCACGGCTTTGGTCGCGCGATGGAACATGGCTTCGCACTGCTCCGCGGACGGCTCGACACCACCGCGGCCGACTTGCTCGCGCGGTGCGAGGCGACGCTAGCGCAATTGCGCGCCGTCGAATGCAGCGCGGTGGAACTCCGCGCGCGGCTCGCGGAGCACGAGCGCGCCGCCGGCGAAGCGCGAGCGCAAGCCGACGCCATCGCGCGCGGACTTATCACCGGCTTTCGCACCGATGGCCCCGAGCTTGTTTTGACGTTGGCCAACGGCACCGAACTTCGGGCCACCCCGCCGCGCCCCGATCCCGACGCCATCGCAATTCACGTCGTCGAAAAGCATCTCGGCACCCTGCGCGGCGACCCCGGCGAAAACGGCGCGCAAGGGGAAAAGGGCGAGCGCGGGCCGCGCGGCGAACGCGGCGAGCGTGGCGAACCCGGCGCCCCCGGCGCCCCGTGCGATCCGTGGCTGGCCGGCGTCTATCGCGCCGGCGTCCGCGTCTCGCATTTCATGGGCCGCACTTACGAAGCCGTGGCCGACACCGCCGACGAGCCCGGCGATTCGCCGCACTGGAAGCGCATAGGCACCGCCGGGCTTCGCAACATCGGCGGGCGCGATCCCGCCGAGCCCGGCGACTTGCACATGCGCGAGGGCGGAACCTTTATGTTCGATGGCGCGCGCTCGTGGCTCGTGGCGGCGCGCGGCTACACCGCCGGCGATGCGGCGCGCGAATTGAAGCCGATTCGCAGCGGCTTGCGCGAACTCGCGGCGAACGCCACCGACGCCGCACAACACGTGTCAACCGTCGCGGAGCTTGCGCGCACTGCCGATGCACACGCGCGCGAAGCGGTGGAATGGATCAACGAGCACGCGCCGGGCTTGCTCGCGCTCGTGCGAAAGAAAGCCGTGTGAAAGTGCTAGCCGCCGCATTCGTCGCCGTCGTCACCGTCTTGCTCGCGATCGCCGGGTGCGCACTCCATGTCGCGCGGAAGTGCGACATAGATGCGCGCTCCGAGCGCGCGCGGTGCGAACGTGAATCCGGCTTCACGATCACGCCGCCGGAATGGTTTCGGGGGGAACACCCATGACGGCGCGCACGCTTTGGAAGCAAACCGAAGTCGATTACGTGACGCTCGCGGCGGCCATGCTCGACGATATGAAAGCGCAAAGCCGCGTCTATCACACCCGTGACGATGCGATTTTGCAGCGGCACCTAGCGTGGGCGCTTTCCACCGTCGAGCGCCGCGCGAACATCAATCTGCACGCGGCCACGTACCGGAGCGCCGGCGCAGTGGCCACCGCTTGCTATGGGCACTGCTGGTGCCCTATGGCCGGCACGTTCGGCTATCGCTTGCCATTCAACAACGTTCGCGCACTGCGCTTGTTCGATGCCGAAGACGTAGACATAACGGGCGCATGGGCGATTGTGCAAGAGCGCTTCGGATCAAACGCCGAAGCGTATGCGGTCAATCCGAACGGCGCTAGCGCCGCCGGCGGCGCCGTGATCGAGCTAGACGTAGGCGTAGACGACGTGGCCGCGCTTGATCCCGCAGTGGTGCAAGCCGTGCAGCGTATCGCCGCGTCCGCCTACGAACACCGCGAAGCCATTTCGCCATTGACCGATGGCGGCTTCGATGCCGAGCTAATGCAAATCTGGCGGCCCACTGTATGAAAGCCGGCCGCCTTCGCCACGCAATGCGCATTGAAAGGCCAGCCACCGCGGCGGTTGATGGCTTCGTGGGTGTCGTCAAGCCCGCGTGGGTGACTGTGACCGGCTTGGAAGTCGTGCCCGCGTCAATCGACCCGATCGGCTCGCGTGAGTTTTTCGGCGCCGACCGTGAGTTGTCCGGGATCACTCACCGGATCACGTTGCGCGAAACGCCCGGTGTTCAGATTGAAGCCGATTGGCGCGGCGTTGATCTGGATACCGGATGGATTTATGACTTTCGGACCCCGTTGCCATCGCACAACCGCGCCGAGCTTGTGTTGATGGCGTCTAGCGGCTCGGCACAACCCTAGCGAGGGAAGCAACATGGCAAAAATCCGCAGCGATGCGCACCTGTACCTGACCCAAACCGGCGATGCCGCGCCGACCGCGGCGCCGATCACTTCGATTAGCGCGGCCAATCCCGCGGTGCTCACGTTGACCGCGCCGGAGCCGACGCCGGCGCCAGTGGTCGGCGATTACATGCTGATCGAAGACACCGGCAACGCGGCATATGACGGCAAAGCGTTCAAGATCACCGCATACAACAGCGGCACGCGCGCGGCAACGCTTGAATTCGATAGCACCGACGCCGGTGCGGTTGGCGCGGTTGGCACCGCGGCGACCTTCCATCCGACCGATAGCGGCGACGGCTTGCTAGAAGCGTGCATGGCAACAATCACGATCAACGGGCAAGCGCCGGACGCGCTGAATCTGGACGATATGTGCTCAAGCACCACGGTGCTTGGCGCACCGAAGCCACCGACGTTCACGTTTACCGGATGGGTGGACAAGGAAAGCGAGGGCTTCGGCAATCTCATCCAAGCGTCATTGGAGTCGCCAAAGACGGAGCGCTATGCACTGATCGACTTTGGCCCGGACGGCGGCTACATCTTCGGCCCCGTCGAAATCGGCGAAGTGTCGGTGACTGCTGGCGTCAATGCTGGCTTGGCTTTCTCGGGCTCGGGCGTGTTCACGGAAATGCCGACCTACTCATGGGCGCTCTAACATGGCGTTCGAACTTCAACGCAAGCCGATGCCCGCTCGGCTTGCCGAAGCGTTCGAAGGGGCAACCGCCGAGTTGCGCGAACTCGATTACGGCGAGTTGACCGAAGCAATGCAAGCCGGCGGCACGCAAAAGCGCGCCACCGAGTCATTGCTAGGCGCGTCGCTGCACGTGGACGGCGGCCCCGTCGGGCTTGAGCGCGTCTTGCGTGCGCCCGGCCGATTCGCCGGCGCAATCAGCGACGCCGTAGCCGAAGTGATCCGCTTGCACGGGCTCGTGCGTGCTGACGCCGACGCGGAGCCCGAGCAAGCCACGCAAGACGAAGCGGCCACCGCCCCAAAACACTAACGCCGGAACATCGCGTGTTGTTTTTTATCGCCGAGCGCTTGCACTTGTCGGTTACCGCCGTCGAGCGCATGAGCCCGCGCGAAGTGTTCGGGTGGCTCGCATGGTTCGGCCAAGCGGCGAAGGCACCGGCGATCGCTGCGCCACCCGATGACGCGGTGAACGTGCGCGAGCTTTCGCAAGCCGAGTTACGCCGGATGTTCCCGGCGCGGAAGGCGCGCAAGTGATAAGCGAGCGCGAAGTTTCGCAAGCGCTCGCGGCCGGGCTGGCCGGCGTGGCCGCGTTCCGATGGGGATGGCATGCGATGGAATCGGCGTGGACGCCGCCGGCGCTGCCTGTGGTCACGCTCACGCGGCTTTCGTCCGATGTTGAATCGGTGGCCGATATGTGCCGCGGCGACAACATCGTGGGCGCAACCACGCTTGAAACGCACGCATGGGCCGCTGGCTACGAAGACGCGCGCTTGCTGCAAGACCAAGTGCGCGCCGTCGTGGTCGGCACCGGTTGGAATCTCACCGGCGAGCAAGACGCCTACGATGCCGTCTTTCGCGCGTGGCGGATTTCGGCGCAATGGGTGAACGTCGGCCCGCTAGCGGCGTCGTGATGCCATGGCGATTCCACTGGCGCCGCCGCTTGTCGTGCCGAAGACGCGCACCCGCGTCGTGAGCGGCGAAGCATTCACACAAGAGCGGTTCCACGTTGACTTGCAAAAGCAGGGCACTGCCGACGTGCAATGGCTGTTGCGCAGCATCGCCGCCGCTGACACCGCCGAGCAAATCAACATTGGCAACCCGCCGTCTTCGATCATTGTTGACAACCGCCCAACGCGGCAATTCGATGCCGCGCAACGGAACATCGTTGTCTTCTTCGGCGCCAAGTTCGCATCGGCGGCAATGCGCGCGATCGAGCAAGAGTTGCGCGCCAACATCGATCGCGTTACCGATCAACGCACCGGCCGGCTTCGCAATGTCACCGCGGCGTGGCGGTGGCGGCTCGTGATCCCCGGCAAGGGCTCGCGCATCGTCACGAGCGCAACCGAGTTGCCGCCATTCGTGCGCGGCATGGTGCTAGTCCTAGAGCCGTTCGAAGTGCCCTACGCGACGCTCGCGAACATGCGCGTTCGCGGCTCCGGCACGCTGACCACGCGCAAGACGAAGCGCAAGCCGGCGCGTTCGCTCGGCTTTCTCGGTGCCACGGTGCGCGCGCTGCGCTCGCGCGCGGAGTTCCGGCAATTCGCAATCACGGTTGTGTTTTCGAAGCGCTATAGCGTGCCCGGCGAGCTATCCACACGGCAAGGCACCGGGCAAATCGTGGTGCAACTCAAGCGGCGGTGAATCATGGCCGATACGTTAGAGCGCATCTACAAACTGACGGTGGACGGCGGCGAAGCCGTGCGCCAGCTACAACGGGTCGCGAACTCCACGCAGGGTGTCGAAGAAAAAATGGCGAAGGCGGGGAAGGCCATTCGCAACTTTGCCGGCGGTATCGGGCTCGCGTTCACGGCGCGCGAAATCATCTCGGGCATTCAAGGCGTAATCGACGCCATGGACGAAGCCGTAAAGGCATCGCAACGGCTCGGCATCTCGGTTGAATCCCTGCAAGAGTGGCAATTCGCGTTGCGGCTCAGTGGCGTTGACGCCGGCACGTTCGCGACGGCGGTTGGCAAAGTCGCGCAAGGCATCCAAGACATTGACGCCGGCGAAATCAACAAGACAACGCAAGCGTTGCGCGCGTTCGGCGTCACCGCCAAAGACACGAGCGACCAAGCGCTAGAAAAGTTGATCGATGGGTTTTCGCGCATGAGCGATGGCCCGTTAAAAACGGCGCTTGCGCTCGACGTGTTCGGCAAGGCGGGTAAAGAGTTGATCCCGCTAATGAACTCCGGCGCCGCCGGCATCGCGGCGATGCGTCGTGAACTCGGCTTGCTGCAAGGGACGTTCACCGCCGAAGACGCGAAGCGCGCCGAAGAGTTCAACGACAACATGGAAAAAATCAAAACCGCAGCGGCGGGCACCGGCCGCGCAATCGCGTCAACGATCCTGCCCGAGCTTGTCAATCTGACGGGCGCGCTCGTCGAAAACATCAAGCAACTAGGTTTCTGGGCCGGCACGGTGCAAACCATCATGCAAAGCGCGAGCGGCGAACTCGGGTCCGCCGAAGAGCGCTTGCAAGTCTTGTTGAAGCGCCGCGACGAAGTGCAGACCAAGACGCTAGGCGGCTTTAATGTCCTAGCGCAACTCAACTTGAATAGCATTAACGCGCAAATAGAAGTCTTGCGCGAGCAAGCGCGCGTCGAGCGCGAGCAAGCCGCCGACAAAGCCAAGTTTGCGCGGCAAGCGGCGCGCTTCGCTGACGAAGCGATCGCCAAAGCGAAGGCACAAGCCGACGCCGAAGCCGCAGCGGCGGCGAGGAAAAAACTTGTTGACGACTTGATTACGAAGTCCCACGAATCGATCGGCGAAGCGCGCGCGAAAGAGGCGCGGCAATTTATCGAAGCGCAAGAGCGCATGCAAGACGCGATCCGCAAGACGGCGGAAGCCGCGGTGAGCGCATCCGAATTGCAGCGTACAAACCTCAGCGTCACCGCCGGATTGAATCAAGCCGACAAAGAGCGGCTAGAAGTGCAAATGGACTTGGCCAAGCAAGCCGACGAATTCGACAAGAAACGCAAACAAGAAATTTTGACGCGCGAAGAGCTAGCGCGTATGGCGGTGCTCGGCACCGACAAAGAGCGCGCCTTCGCGAACGCGCAACTCGAAGCCATGAAAGCCACCGAGGAAAACACGAAAGCGCTTGAGAAGCAACGCACGGAAATGGACGTGCTGACCGAGGGGGCGCAAGCATTCTTCGACAACTTGGGGCGCGGCGCCGCCGATGCGTCGGAGCTTTTCAAGCGCGCTATTCAATCGATCATTGCGAACCTGCTTCAACTGTGGGCGAAAAAATACATTATCGAAGCGCTTTCGGGCATGTTCGGTGGCGGCTCTTCGCAACCGTTTATGGGTGGCGGCGGCATCGCCGCGCCGTTCGCCGCCGCCGCCCCGCCGGCGAGTGTCGCCACGCCGCAAACGCGCACCGGCGTCGGCGCGATGCCGATGGCCGCTGGCGTCGCGCCGCCGATGCCGTTGCCGGTGTCCGGCTTGGTGCCACTGCCCACGCCGAGCGTGCAGCAAGGGGCATCGAATCAAATGCAAGTCCACGTGCACAACAACAACGGTTCGCAAGTCAGCGTCGAGACGAGCGAAGACGGCGCGCGCATTGACGTAATCATCGATCGCACGCGGCGCGCGCTCGCGCAAGACGTGCGCACCGGTGGTTCCCTCTTCTCTGGTGCGCTTGAATCAACGTATGCGCTAGGACGCGCGCGGGCTTGACGTGCCGACCCCGCAATATCTCACCCCGGCACAACGGGTGCTCGCGTCGGCGCCGAATCTGGCGGCGCCACTGTGGGGCATGACGCTAACGCACCCGATGTTCACGCCGGCTGACCATTCATTCTGGCTCGTCAATCGCCCGTACGCCATCACCGCCACATTGGAAGACGACAGCGAGCAAGACTACGAAGCGGCGTATTTTGAATTGAAGTTGCCGCGCCTCGACAACGCCGGCCAGCAAGACGCGCAAATCAGTTTGCAAAATGTGGATCGCATCATCGTCGATCAATTGGAGCTTGCGAACACGCAACCCGAAGAGCGCATCCAAGTCGTCTTGCGGCTCTTCGTCGAAGACGACTTGGCGGCCGGGCCGCAGAATGTGCCGCTTCAACTTTCGTTTTCCGCCGTCAACGCGACGAACGCCGCCGTCGTCGGCGTGGCCGGGCGGCCGGACACCCTGAACCGCGCTTTCCCCGCGTTCGTCTATCGCGTCACCGAATGGCCGGGGCTGGATCGATGACGCCGCCGCTTGATATCGCTGACGTGCAAGACTTGATCGGCAAGCCGTACCGGCCGGGCGCGCGCGGCCCGCACGAGTTCGATTGTTGGGGCTTGTGCGCCGAAGTCTACCGGCGTCGCGGCATCGCGCTGCCAGACTACGAAGCGCGCGGCTTGAGTCACGCGCAAACGCTCGCGCTCGTGCAGGGGCACGCGACGAACCACGCCGAATGGATCGACAAGCCCGAGCCGTGGTGCTTCGTCTTCGACGCAACGCATGGACACCTAGGGTTGTATTGGGGCGGCTCGGTGTTGCACTGTGCCCGCATGGTCGGCGTGATCTGGCAACGGCTCGCGCAATTCTTAGTCATCTATCCGCACGCACGCTTCGCGCGGTGGATCGAATGATGTTCGCCAAGCGCGTTACCGTCGTTAAGGTTGCGAACCCGCTGCGCCCAACCGAGCGGACGATAGAGCGTGTGCGCCCGCAATCGCTGGCGCAAGTCATTGCCGATTGGCCGGTGGCGCAACGCGACGGCGTGCTAGTCGTCAACGTGAACGGCGAGCGCGTGCCGCGCGACGACGCGCGCGAACTCGTGGCCGGCGACCATGTGGCGCTGGTGATGATTCCGGCGTGGGCGCAAGTCGGCGTCTACGTTATCCAAGCGCTAATCGCGCTCGCCATCTCGACCGTCGTTTCCGCCATCTTTCGGCCGAAGAAACCGGCCGCACTGGTGGATCAAGCGGCAAGCTCGCCCGTCTATTCCATCACCGGTTCGCAGAATGCGGCGCGGCTCGGTGAGCCGATCCCCGTTGGCTATGGCGAATTTGTGCAAGTGCCGGACTTCGGGTCGCAGCCATACACCTACTTCGACGACGCCAACGACCAATATTTAGCGCAAATCCTCGTGTTGGGGCAGGGCGATTATCTGATCGACGAAATGATGGTCGGTGAATCGACGATCGCGAATCTTCCGGTTGGCGTTGTCGATTACTACAAATTCGGCCCGGCCGACCACTTGATGCAAGAGGGGCGCATAGAAGACGCGCACGGCATCTATGAAAACGTGGTGACTTCGCCCGAAGTCGGAGACCAAGAGCTATTGCCGGAAACGGCGGGCTCCGATCCGCCCGCTATCTATTGGCGTTGTGTCTCACAAGACTATGGCTTGGTCGCCGACAACCCGCCGCCGGGCGGCTACACCGAACAAGATTTGGCGTGGCTCCAATCGCACCCAAGCGAAGCCATCGGCTCCACGTACTACTGGGGCGATTACGCCAGCGTTGGCGTTGATATGGTGCCCGTCGTCACGTGGAATATCGTCGTCGCCACCGCCTACACCGGGCCGCCCTATCCGCCGGGCTCGGTCATTCCGCCGTCCACGCCAACGACGATTGAAGGGCCGTGGATCGGATGGTTTGATGCGTGCAAGCCCGGCGCGCGCGGTGACTTGGCAATGCTTGACTTTGTGTTCGCGGCCGGGCTCTATAACACCGACTCGGGCACCGGCGAACTTGCGTCCGCATCCGTCACCGTCACCGCCGAGTTTCAAACGATCACCGATCAAGGCGTGCCATATGGTTCGGTGGTTTCGCAATCGTGGACGTTCACCGCCGCATCAACCACGGCGCAGCGGTTCACGCGAAGCAAGACGCTTGCCGCCGGCCGCTACATGGTCCGGTGTCACCGCGACACCGCGTCTACTGGCCTAGCCACCACGTCGGATCGGTGCACGTGGTTCGGCTTGAAGCTAAGGATTGTCCGCAAGCCGACGACGTGGCGCGTCTATGGCAACACGACGCTAGTAGCGGTGCGCATCCGTGCCACGAACGGCATTGCATCGGCGGCCACGTCGCGCATTCGCTTTCGCGTGCGGCGCCTGTTGCGCCCACTCGCCGACCCAACCGCCGAGCTTGTGCCCACGGTGAACCCCGCCGATGCGTTCGCCGATATCGTCATGGCCGACTATGGCGCCGCGCGTCCGCCGCCAGTGGCGAGCGAAATTGACTTGCCGGCGCTTACCACGCTGCGCGACACATGGGCCGCGCACAGTGGCTTTAATGCGGTGTTCGCTCAGAAATCCACCGTGTTCGAAGCGTTGGCCATGGCGCTGCAAGTCGTCGCCGCATCGCCGCTTCCGCTCGGCGGGCTCTTGTCGGTGACAACCGACGCCGTGAAACCGTCGCGCGTGGCGATGTTCACCGAAGCGAACACGAGTGGCCTTGTCGTCGCCTACGAGTTCGACAAGGTAGGCGCATCGCCCGGCGTGCGCGTGGAATACCGCGAGCCACAATCGTTTGATGCCGCCTTCGTGCTGTATCCCGACGACGAAACCGACGTGGACGGGGTGTCGCTCTTCGGGTGCACGAGCGAGACAACGGCGAACCAATACGCGCGGCTCTTGTGGAATCGCAAGCGCTTGCAGCGCAAAACGATCACGTTTGATACCGAGCTAGAGGGGCTCTTGCTCTTGCCGGGCGATCGGTTCGCCATGCAACACGCCATGCCGCACTGGGGGCAAGTCGGCATCGTTGACGAGATAAGCGCGGCGGCCGGGCCGCCCGATGCAACCACGCTTCTAGTGCACGGCGACGGCTCGGACGGCTCTACGTCGATCGTAGACACGTCGCTATATGACGAGCCCGTTTCGGTTGTCGGTGGCGCGCAGATTGACACGGCGCAATCCGTCTTCGGCGGCTCTTCCATGGTGTTCGGCGCGATCGGTGACTACATCGAGACGACCGACGATGACCGTTACGACCTGGGCGCGATTGACGCGAGCACGAACCACACTTGGCGGCTTCGTGCGCGGTGGACTTCCATTGCGGCGGTGCCGCGCGTGCTCTTCTCCCGCGCGCAGGGTGTGCCGGTGTCCGCGGTGGATGCGGTGCCAAGCTCCGTCGTCTTTCTGGCGCACTACGATTCGCACGACGACGCCGACGCGCCATCCGGCATCGCCGGCACGTCCACCGGCGCGGTTGCAATCAGCGGCACCACGCCGGCGTATGGCGCGGGCTCGGCGTATTGGAGTGGCGCCGCCGGCAACAATGCGCGCATTGCCTACACCGCGAGCCTAGCCGGCTTGTTCGCGTCCACCGAAGAAACAACGATCGAGTTTTCAATCCGCATCGAAGGCGGCGCATCCGCGTTGCGCTATGTCTTTCAAACGGATTCAGTGTCGAGCATGCAATTCCACGTCGCCGTGGATTCGGCGAACCGGCTTACCTATGGCTTGCGCGGCGGCGGTGACGTAATCACCACGTGGACACCGGCGCTCAATACGTGGTACGCCGTGGCGATCGTGGTGCCCAAGGGCAACACAATCAACATCACGAAGCATCGGCTCTACGTCAACGGCGCATTGACGCATGAAAGCGCGGTGACGCCGGGCGCCGGCACTGCCAGCACGCCGGCTAATTGGTACATTGGCAACCGTACCGTTTTCAATAACGGATGGGTCGGCCGCATAGACGAAGTGCGCTTCACGAAGCGCGCGCTCTATACCACCGATTACACCGCGAGCGGCCCGTTTCCGAATCCGCCCACGATCACCGGCAGCGGCCCCGGCGCACCGATGGGCGGTTATGTCATCTATGAAGTCGGCGGCAAGCTCGCCATTTCGGTTTCGCACAACGCGCCGGCCGCCGCTTACTGGGCCACGTGGCAGACCACGGCGGCGGTGGTGGCGGCGGGCTCGTGGTACGCGCTCGCGTTCGTGATTGAAGCCGGCGTGCCGCGCATCTTCGTTGATGGCACCGAGCGCGCCGGCGAATGGGTCGGCGGTGACGGCTCGCAATCGTCGTTCATAGGGCTCGACACGACGCGCGCAGGGTGGCCGCTGCGCATCGCGGCGCCGAGCGACGCACCGCCAATCGTTGCGCTCACATGGGACGCGGCGACAACGAGCATTCCGGGGCTTATGTCCGCCGACCGGTTGCGCGTGCAATATGGCGATGCGAGCGGCACGGCGCATCCGCAATTCACGCGGGCGACGAAGGCGTGCCTCCCAACGGGCAAGGCATATTGGGAAGTCATATGCGTGAGCCGTGGCAACCTCGTGCACATCGGCATGACCACCAATGGCGGCTCGGGCTCCAACGGCGCCGGCGTCGGCGGCGGTTACTACACCGTCGCATGGTCGAGCAATGGGCAAGTGACTTACAACAATGCGTCGGTCGCATCGGTCGCCACATACACCACCGGCGATCGGTTGATGTTCGCGTTTGACGCGGCGTTGGGTTCGTTGTGGCTCGGCAAGAATGGCACGTGGCTAACCGCTGCGCCGCCGGGCGGCACGCCGCAGTCATCAACGCACATACCGATCACCGATCGCAATTGGTATCCGGCGTGCACGCCGTTCAGCCCCGGCGCTGGCGGTGTCTGCAAGATTGATTTGTGCACGTCGGCGCTTTACACCGTGCCAACGGGCTTCACGTACGTTAGCGACGACCCGGTTTATACCGCGCCGTTCATTGATGCCGACTTCGCCAGCGTGGCGCTACTGCTTGTCTTCGATGCGCAATCGGGCGCGCGTTGTCAAGACTACGCGGCGACCCCTTCGGTTTGCACCGGGTCGAGCGCATCGCAGCAAACGACGCAAAAGAAGTTCAATAGCCTAGGGGCTTTGCAATGCTCTAGCGCCGGGTCTTACTGCGGCACCACGCGCGCGCAAAACGTCGGCTCGGGTCCGTTCACATGGGAAGCGCACATAAGGTGCGACACCAATTCCGCCGGCCGCATCATCTCGTCGCAAAGCGGATCGGCAAACGCGGTAATCGCGTTGAAGACGAATCTAGGCGGCACGCTGAGTTTTCTACTGCGCAACGCCGCGGGCTCGCCGGCGCTTCTCACGTTAACGACGGTTGCCACAATCACGACGAACAACACGACGTGGTATCACGTCGCGGTTACGCGCGACGGCTCCGGCCGCATCGACATTTGGCTCGACGGTGTGTCCGTCGCTAACACCACGTCGAGCGTATCGCCAGCGGGAGCGCCGGCTTACAACATCGGTGGCCACGGTGGATCGGAGGGGTTCCGCGGCTATATCGACAACGTGCGGATTACCGAAGGGGTGTGCCGCTACACCGCCACGTTTACGCCGCCTTCGCGCCCGTTCCCTTGGTACGCATCCGCCGAAACTCCGCGGCCCTTGTCCGACGCGACTTGCAAACTGTTGATGCGCCCGGCCGGCTATCACGGGCAACAGTCATTCACGGACCTATCGCCGCTGCGCGCCGCGCTCACCGTCACCGGCGAAGCAATGATGACGCGGAACAATGCTTTCTTCGCTTCGCAAGCGTTGAGCTTTGATGGCACGGGCGACACGATATCCGCGCCGGCAAGCGCCAGCTATGACCTAGGCGTGATCGGCACGGGCACCGACTTTTGCTTTGAATGCTTCGTGTGGCAAAACCCGTTTGCGAAGCGCATTCTTGCGACGCACGCTTATCCGACGAGCACGGGCAACGGTTGCGGCGGGTGGTGGTGCTACACCGAGAATGGGCGCTTCGCCATCACGGTTAGCAAAAACGTGACCGGCGGCACCTATTGGTCAACATGGCAAACCGAGCAAGACATTTCCGTATCGTCCATGTGGCAACACGTGGCGTTCGTGATCGAAAACGGCATCCCAAAAATCTATGTGGACGGCGCGCTATGCGCTGGCTCGTTCGTTGTCACCACCGGCGCGCAATCGACATTCATTGGGCTCGACACCACGCGCGCGGACTTCGGCCTTCGGCTCGGTGGTTCCTACACCGACAGTGCGAATGCAAGTATCACCATGTCGTTTAGTGGCCAGATAGACAACCCGCGGCTTACGATCGGCGAGCCCGTCTACACCGCGAATTTCTATCCGCCGCAAGCGCCGCTCGCACTCTTGACCGGTGATAGCGCCGGGTCGGTGAGTGGCGGCGGCGCATTCCCCGGATGGCTCGACGAAATCAGCGTGATTCCCGAAGCCGCCTATACGGATGACTACACCCCGGAAACGGAAGCGTTTGAAGACCCGGTAATAGGGCCGGCGACTTCGACGCTCTACCTCGATCGTGGCTTGGATTGGGACGCGGAAGACGAGCCGCACGCCGTCTTGTTGTCGAGCGAAGTGAACGGCGTTAGCGAGTCGGTGCTATGCGAGCGCGGCGCCGCTGACCATATCGTCTTGCTGTTGGAGCCTGACCCGTTCCCGCTGTTCGGGAAGGGCGACCACCAAGAGCCAACGCGCATCGCGTTCGGCACGATGGGAAGCGAAGTGCGTGATTGGGTGTGCGTCACGGTGACGCCGCAAACGCAAACGCAAGTGCGCGTCGAAGGCGTCACATACAACCCCGACGTTTATATCGGCGCGCTCGATCATCAAGGCGGCGGCACGTTGCCGGGCGACGTTGGCACGTGGATAGTCGCCGGCACGCCGGCAGACCCATCGGCGCCCGACGAAGTGATAGCCGGTATTCCGTCGAGCACGTTTGCGGACGAAGTGCTAGCGGGCACGCCGTCCGATCCGAGCGCGGACATTTGAAGAGGGGCCGCTATGTCTGACATTCTTGCAAGGCAACGTCAATTGATCGGCGCCACTGCCGATTGGGCGGTTGATGACTTGGTAATCGGTGACGGCGAAATCGCTATCGAGCGGCTAGCCGATGGCTCGGCCAAGCTCAAGATAGGCAACGGCACCGACACTTTCTTGGCGTTGCCGTATCAACAAACCGAGCAATTCCCGACGTGGCATAACAACACCGCTTCGCGCTCGCTAGGGACCGTCTACGAAAACACGCACGGCGCACCAATGGCCGCGATGGTGCAGGGCTCGTTTACCGGGAACAACAACACGTGGCAATTGGAAGTGAGCGCGGATGGCTCGACGGGTTGGATGACTGTCGGCGGCTTTTGGTCCCCTGAGACGGGCACCAATGAAGCGTATGTGAATGGCATCATTCCCGAAGACTGGTTTTACCGACTCAACACCACCGGCGGATCGCCAACGCTGCACGCTTGGAACGAATGCTATTGAACGAGGGGACGCGCAATGCCCGTAGACGTGGACTTTCCCGACGACTTGCCGTGTGTCTCGCGGATCGACGGCTACCAAGCCACGAGCGCAAGTGCAGTGATTCGCACGCCGTTCGAAGCCGGCAACTCGCGCCAGCGGCGCTTGCATGCGCGCATGCCAACCGAAATCGCTTTGGCGTGGCGGGTGAGCAACGCGCAATTGCACCCGCTCTTTTCTTGGCTCAACGAGTTCGGTTATGACTGGTTCAATCTGACGTTGGCCGGCATCGAAGCATCGCAAGCCGGCGTCGAATCCATGCCGATCGCGGTGCGTTGCATGGGCGATATCCAAACGTCGTTGATGCAATTTCACCGCGCTAACTGGTGGACGCTTCGCGTTGCCGCCGAATATCAACCGCCGGTGGACGTGCTGACGCCCGCCATTGTTGAGGGGTTCGCCATGATGTACGTACCGCTCCACCGTGTCACGCCTGATCCTGAATACGGCGAACTCGTTTACGTGAACCTCGACGCCGGCTTGAGCATGGGGCGCAACGTGAGCGACACCGGCACGCGGCTTCGCGGCCAAATCGTTGACCCGACGACGATGGCGGTAACGCAGCAAGTGCGCAGCATTCCCCGGCGCAAGCTCGTTCCGCGCGTCGGCGACGTGCCGCTTATCAACTACGAATGGACGCTAGACGCGCAAGTCACCGCCGGGCCGGGCGGTGGCCGAATGCGTCTGAACAACGCTGCGCAAGCGCTCGCGTCGCTCGTGTGGATCAACTACACCACCGCCGATTCGGTGGACACCAAAAACCTAATGACGACGCTAGACGCGGGCTCAGAAATCTACATCCAAGACAAAGCCGATTCGGCGCGATGGGCGCGCTATCAAGTGACGGCGCCGCCCATCGATCAAACGACCTACATGGAATTTGCGACGCTATGCCTAGCCAGCGGCGCGCAAGTGACGCAGGGGCGGCTAATCGTGTTGATTTATCAAGAGGGCACGGCGCCCGAGCCCGAGCGGCAAGAAAACTTGATCGAAGTTATCGTGAAGGAAACGCCCGAGGAAATCGCCGCGCTCGCGCGCCAGCAATCGGGCGGCTTCACCCGTCGAGTGGGAGCGCCGCGCACGTCGCCGCTTCGCCCGGTATGAAAGCGCTTCCGCTTGACGTGCGTTACTTCGGCGTCGTCGGTGACGGGTGCAGCGACGATCACGAGGGATTGCAGCGCGCGCTAGACGCCGGCCGCGACGAACGCTTGCCGGTGTTGATCCCCGCAGGGCTCACGTGCGCTTATGACGGGGTGTTGACGTGCGACGCTTGCACGCTGCGCGGCGAAGGGGATGCGTCCGTGTTGTATGCGCTCAACCCGCAAGCGGCGGCACTGTACGTGATCGGCGCCGGCAGCGTGGTTACCCGGTTGCGCTTCACGGGGCCAATGCTTGAGCCCGAAATGCGGTGGCCGAACTACGAAGGCAAGCGCATAGTGGTCCGCGATGCCGCTACCGATTTTCTCGTGTCGCGCAATCTGATCGATCAAGGCATCGGCGCGGGCTTGCACGTCGGCTTGGGAGCGAGTCACGGGCGCATCATCGGCAATCGCATCCGTGAGACGTTGGCCGATTCCATCCATGTGACGGACGGCGCCGCTTACGTCACCATCGAAGACAACCACGCCGACCACTGCGGCGACGATGGCGTGGCGGTGGTGTCCTACATCGACGAAGGCAACCCCGATGCCGGCCCGTGCCACGACATAACCGCGCGCCGCAACATCATCACGAATCAATGGGGCGGGCGCGCAATGTCCGTCGTCGGCGGCGAACGAGTGCTCTACGAAAACAATTCGCTGATTGGCAACCACAACGCCGCCGGGCTCTACATCGCGAGCGAATCGTCTTACAACACTTTCGGCGTGGCCAACGTGCTCGTGCGGCACAACTTGATTCGCGATTGCGGCAACCCCGACAAGGGGCATTACGCGGCACTGATCTTCGGGCGCGAGGGTTACCCGGTGGTTGGCGTCACGCTGGCGCGCAACGTGATCCTTTCGGACTACTACGGCGGCATTGACGCACGCACCGAATATGCCGACCGCATGCTGATTGACGCGAACCTAGTGGACGCCGACCCCGACTATCGTTGCGACGATGCGATAGTGACGCCGTACGAAAGCGGCCCGGTTGGCGTGCTCGCGTGATGGACGAAGACGACGACACACCGACAACCCGCAAGTTTCCGCGCAGCACGCGGGAAGCATTCCCCGACGAGCGCGCGAAATGGCTGGACCGCCCGCAACGCGCGGTGCGGCTCATGGCTACGATAGTCGTGGTGGCGTTCGGCGTGCTCTTGGTGCTTATGTGCACCGCGCTTTCGCCGCCGCCGTAGTCACTCGCCGCGCATCACCGCCCGGCGGAATGCCGCCAAGTCGGCCGGCGACGGCTCGACGAATTGGTAATAGCTGCGCTCGTGTTGCTCGATCGCGCTCGATACGGCGTCGAGTAATTGCCCGTCCGGGGTGTCGCGCTCCGGGTCTTCGTTGACAAGCTCAGACACGAGCGCGAGCGCGCGCCGATAAATTCGGTCGTTCATATTGGCTCCGTTCCATCGCGCACGATTTCGATGGTGTAGGCAGTCAGGGGCCGATTGGGCTTGCCGTCCGGCCGCTTGGGGCGAACGTGGCTAGTGCGCTTCCAGTAGCGCATGGCTTCGGCCGCGTCGGGAAAGCTCGCGGCGTCGGCGCGGTCCTCCGTCGTGCGGATTGCGCCCCGGCCGCGGTTGGCGTCCACGTCGCACCACACGAGCCACCGCCCTTCGTTGCCGTCCGGCGGCCCCGCCACAAGCCCCAGGATTAGCACCCGCACTGCCACGTCACCACCACCACACGAGCGCAGCTAGGGCCGCCCAAAGGGCCGCGCCGCCCGCTATCCCGGCCCAGGGGATGCGCGCCCCTGGGCGCCGGTGGCACCACTCCGGCATTTCTGCGGGCTCGATCCACGGAGCGAACGCGCGGCCCGTCATTGTCGCCATGGATCGTTCGCCATAAAAACCCGCTCCGCTCGTTGCTCGGCGTTGTGCAGCGAAGACAACACGGCGGCGCCGGTGAGTTGCCACACGTCGGTTTGCAGGCGCACGATTAAATCGCGCTTAACGTCTTGGTGCCATAGCGCGGCGCGATCCGGTTCGATGCCGAGCGCTAGCAACATGGCGAGCGCGAGTTGCGCCGGGCCACTGCCAGAATAGCCCCACTCGAAGCCCGAGGGGCTATGGTTGCAAACGTCGAGCCGCAACGGCAGGTGTTCCATCCTGCGGCCGGGATACTCCACGCGCACTTGCGTTTGCCCGATCGCGCGGCGCACGCCGAGAAATACGACGGCTTCGCGCTCGTCAGCGGTTTGGTTCGTTGTCATGCTTGCCCCTTTCGGTGCGCAACATTTCCAACACGGCGAGCACTTCGCGCAAGCGCGCGATTTGCAAATCGCCGTCCTCTTGCCGCATCTTCTTCGACGCAATGATGCGTGGGTAAACGCTGGCTCGCATGGCGAGTTCCCGGCGCACTTCGTACAGCATGGCGTCGAGCGACGCCATGCCGGGCAATGTGATCGGCATGGCTACCCCCTAAGCGGTGGCGGTGGCGGTGGCTTCGGTTTTGGGCGGGCGCCCGCGCCGTTTCGGTGGCTCGGGGGCTTGCGCGGTGCGCTTGCGTGGCGCCGGTGGTGCGGCGGGTTGCTCGGGCCACCCCTCGCGCAGAATCCGCGTGGTGGCCTTGATCGATGGCGCGGTAAGCCATAGCCGGCTTCCGGTGCCAACAAGCGGTGCCGGAAATCGGGGATCGCGCAAGAAGAGTTGTTCGCAACGAACCGGCCCCATGGGGGCCATGAATTCGTAAAACTCTTGCGCGGTGTGCATGCGCCCCGCCATGGGGGCGCGCGGTGCTTTGCCTATTGCTGGTGCACGTTTCGGAATGTCACTAGCTGGCGGCGTTGCCGCCTTCGTCTTGGTCTTGCCGGGTTGCTTCGTCGGGTTTGCCGCCGGCGACACTACCCGCGTTGCTCGCGGTTGGCGTGTCGTCATGGGGAATGCCTTCGTGGTTACGGATCACGTGTGAAAAATCGACATTGAGCGAGGGGGGCCGGTATTTGGCGCCGGCGTCACGGAAACGTCAAGACGGCTCGGCATATAGGGAGATTGGCCCGCGCGTTGGCCGAAGGGCCAATGGACGCGGGCCGCGCTTTGTGGTTGTCGCTGCGCTCTACGTTCCGCGTTTCCGCTGTTGAGCGGTGCCCGTGAGTTCCGCGCACCACCACGCGAGCACGTGCGCGCCGCCCTGCACTGCGGCTTCGCGCACATAGTGCTCGTCGATCCCCTCGGGCTTGTGGTCCGTCACGGCTTGAATCCACGACCGATCAAAGCGCGGAAGCGGCGTGCCGTTGTGCATCACGACTTGCCCTTGTGCATTCGTCTTGATGGCGCTGCGCCAGCCGTGCGGCGTGTGTTTCCCCTTGCCGAGCAATTCGCGCATAGGCCCGTCTAGGTTCGTGATATGGCCGCAGCGTGACGCGCCGGTGCGGCCGGGGAAGAGCCATCCGCCCTTCGCGCGGTCCTTCCATGTGGGTTGCCGCTCCAACAGCGCGACGACTTGCGGCGGAAGCCAAAGCTCGTGGTCCCACACCATGCCGGCCGCGTCTTTCGTTTTCATGAACTTTCGCGGCGTCACCCAACGCCACGGCTTGCCATCCTTCGGCGGGTGGAAGTGCTCTAGCCGCGCGCGCATGATCCGGTCGGAGCGGTGGCCGGTGAACGCTTGCAGCGTGAGCGCATCGCGCAAGACTTGCGCGCCGGGTATCTCCGCTTGAATCCGCTGCACGATCACGCGAAGCGCGGGAATGTCGGTGGTTGCGGCTAGCCGCTTCTTCGGCGCGCGCTTCGTGGTCGCGCGGATCATGGCGAGCGCGTCGCGGACGGGGTGCGACCCTTCGGCAAGCGCGCCTTTCGTCCACCCCGTCGCCACCACGAGATTAAGCAAGCCGCGCAACTTGTGCTCTTCGCCGGGCTTGGTCGCGCGCAGCGGCGCGAGCACCGCCGCCACGTCACTCCCCGTCGTGTTGCGCATCGGCTTCGCCCACAAGGGGTGCCGCTCGATCGCTTCTTCGCCGGCGGCTTCGTCGGCGTCGCGCCCGGCCAAGTGGCGTTCGATCCTGTAGTCATTCTGTGACGCCGTGCGGGCGCCCCACTTGTGGTGCCGCTCGACTTCGCGCCGGAACTCCGCCCATACGTCGGCCCACGTCGCATTGGCCGCAACCTGCCCGGCCGGGCGGCCACGTCCACGCGGCGGCACCGGCGATTGCGCCGCTTCGGTGGCCACCCGGTTGACAAGCTCGCGCGCAGCGTGGCGCGCGTTGCGCATGGCTTCGGTGGCGTGCGCGCCGCCAGCCGTAAGCGACTCGATCGCCACGCGGCACACCTTGGCATCGCGGCCGGCGATGCGTTGATATAACGTCACCGAGTCGGCGCCGCGATACCACCACGCTTGGGGCACGTCTCCGTCTTGGCGCGTGCTCTTCGGGTCCATGCCGACCAAGTGGCGGGCAAGTGTCGTGCTCATCGTGGCGTGCAACGGATTTCGCCGCTGACCCAACGTTGAATTTCCACCATGGTCGGCACGTTGACGCCGGCCGCGAGCGGCCCCTTTACGGTGTAGAGCCGCACCGCCGCTTTGTCGCCGGTCGCCTCGACTTCGATCACGGTGGTTGTGGTGGCCATGTTCCGTTGTCGAAGCTGGCCGGTCGCGCCGTCCGATTCGCTATCGACGGTGACGGGGTAGCCCAACAAGTTATGTTCCATGCATTGCCGGGCGGCATCGCGGAGCGCGCGATAGGTGACGGCGTATGGCGTGGCCGACGTGGTGGTGCCGTCGTATGACGCGGCGTCCGCTTTCAACTCGGCGACGGTGTTCGATGCGCACGCGCCTAGCAGGGTTGCCATGGCTAGCGCCGTGGCGGTGGTGGTGTGTTTCATGGTGGCTTCCGTGGTGGTGGCGGGAGCGTTTCCCCGCCGGTTTTTCCCCGTCCGATGCCCGCTTGCCCAAATTTCGGGCACCGCAAGGGATTCGAACCGGCCCATTCTAGGGCCACGGTGGCCGCAGATAAATCGGGATAAATCGGCGTGGCCCGAAATCGCCCCAAATTCGGGGGAAAAGCACGGGTGGCGGAGACGGTGTGAGCCGAACCCTGCACGATTCCCATAGGTGAGAGGCGCCGTTTTCCCCGTTTTTTTCCCCGGTGCGGGGGAATTGGCCGGAGCCACTACGGGGCACCCCGGTTTTCTGGCGTCGAGCATACGCCGGGCGGACAATGGGCGCCATGAAACTCGGCGACGTTCCGTGCAACGGGTGCACCCGTTGTTGCCATGGCGACGCCGTGCGCATCCTGCCCGACGAAGACCCCGCGCAATGGCGCACCGAGCCCCACGATTGGGACAAGCGATTTCGCATGCTCGCGCACAAGCCAAACGGAGATTGCTACTACCTAGGCGACCACGGGTGCACGATCCACCAGACCAAGCCGCAACAGTGCAAGCAATTCGATTGCCGCTTGATTGCCGCGCGTATGACGTTCACGCAAGCGCGTCGCGCTGACCGTGACGGGCGCGTGCGCATCGAGGTATGGCGGCGCGGGCGCGAGTTGATGCGGCAATGGCCATAAACATCGGCGCCGATGGCCCGTGCGGATGCCCGCCCGACCGGTGCATGCACTTCGTCGAGCCGCCCGGCGCGTGCGTTTCTCGGCTTGATGGCGAAGTGATGACCCGGCATTGCCCGGTGTGCTGCCAGCCGGACGGCACCGGCGAGACGTGGCACCACAACGGCATGTGCCTTCGGTGCCGCCACGATCGCGCACAATCGACGCCGCCGCCGGGGGCCACACCGACACCGACGCCAAAGCGGGAGCGATCCTAGGCGCGCTCCAAGCCCGCGCACGGGGTGCCCGGCGGCACCAATGAAAAAGCCGCCTTGCGGCGGCTTCGTTGGAGTTGTGGCGGTTCACTCGGTTTTCGGGAGCACGCGCCACGAGCGCGTCGCCATCTTGGTTCGGTACGTCGAGCCGTTCGGGCGGGTGTATGCGTAGTGCACCATGCCGCGCTCCACGTATTCACACACGAGCACGGGGCCACCCGCGGCCAAGCGCTTGTCGCCGCGCGGGATCGCTTCCGGCGCTTCGGCGCGCTGCACTTCCACGAGCGGTTGCCCGTGCACGCGATCGCACAGTGCGGTCATTTGGCCGGCCCATGCGTCGGCCGCCTTCGCGCGTTGCTCGGCGCTGGCGATGGCACCGCGCATCGCTTCGGCGCGCTGCAAGTCGTTCGCTTCGGCCCACGGTGCCGTCGCGTTTACGAAGCGGCGCGCTTTGTGGTCCCACGACCGGCCGACGACGACGATAGCCGGGTGCGATTCGCCCGACACGAGCCGCGCGCCCGCGGCGCGGTGCTCGACGGCTTCGGCGCGCACGCGGGCCACGAGCGCGTCGGCCACCACGCGGTCATGTTCGATCGGCGCGTAACGGTGGCCGGTGCACTTGCCGTTGAAGTAACCATCTTCGACGGTGTAGCCGTGGTGCGCCATCGTGGCGTCGCGGGTGATGGCTTGTTGCCGGCCGCAACGCTGGCAGTGGCCGCGCAATTGCACGTCGGCGCGGGGGGTGGTGGTGTTCGTCATGGTGGTTCCCTTGGTGGTGGTGGTTGATGCGATGGCGCCATCATACCCGAAAAACGGGTGTCGCCGTACGTGGAAACCATCACGAAAGCACACCCGATTTTCGGGTATGATGGCTTCGCCATCCCGGCAAGCAACCACCACCACGGAAGCAACCATGAAAGACCAAACGATCAAAATGCGCGACGGCACCGGCCGCACTGTCGCGCTTGTCGTCAACGGCGACTCGGTGCGCGAGCTAGTCGCGATCGGCTATCGCAAAGCCGACGCAGTGCAAGCCGTCGCCGACAACGCTTTCCAAAACGCCATCGCACGCGGCGAAATCGGCGCCGATGCGTGGCTCTTGGCGAAGGGGCAACGGTAATGGCCACCACCAAGCGAGCCGCCGCGCTCTACGCCGTAGCGAACGACACGTGGCCCGCCGAAGTGCCGCCGCTCACCGCGCCCGAAGCCGTGCGCGCAGCGGCGAAACTCTGGCGCTTCGCGCTCGGGGTGTCGCCCACGGTTGACATTTACGTCACCAGCGGCCACCGGTATACGGGCATCAAGCGCGGCCGGCGCTTCGGGTTGCACGTCAACCCCGACAACGGTTGGCGCCACTTCGTGCACGAGCTATCGCATACGCTATGGCGTCGCTACGCGCCGACGCATCCCGATCACGGCACCGACCACGCGCGCTTCGAAGCGAAGATGGTTCGCGAAGTGCTCAAGCGCGGATGGCTCGACGGCACATTGAAGTCGGCGCCAAAACCGGAACCGACGCCGGCCGAAGCGCTCGCGGCGAAGCACGCGGCCGAGCGCGCGCGCATCGAAACCCGCTTGGCCGGGTGGCAGCGCAAGGCAGAGCTTGCGGCGAACGCCGTTTCGCGCGTCGAGTGGGAACTAGCCGCGCATAACCGCAAAGTGCGCGCCGCCGCGAGGCGCGCCGCCGCGAGGCGCGCCTCGCTGTCCCCGGAAGCCAAGCCGGCGCCGAAGCGCAAGGGTCCGTGGCAACTCGTGCGCGAGCGCGCGGCGGCGATCGGCGTTGAAATCGACCGCGAGGGCGGCGGCGGGTGGTACGTGACGCACCCGGACGACGACAACGAAGCCACAACCGATCCGCTCGACGGCTCGCACTGGTGCGCGACGTTCGCCGAAGTGGCCGAAGCCGTCGCGGTGTATGAGCGGCACGTCACGGCGCAGCGGGTGGCGGCATGACACCCATCAACAAGGGGAAGCAATGAAGTTCCATGACTACAACGCAACGCTTGATCTGTCGCTAGTGACGGACGACGACGGTAGCGGGTGGCGATACGTGCCCGGCACGGGGGCGCGGACGCTCGACGTAGTGCCGCTGCACGTGCTACGGCAAGGGCACTACGTGGCCAACGCGATTGCGCAAGGGCTTGTCATCGTCGGTTCGCGAATCAAGATGGTTCCCGGCGATTGGGCGGTGCTCGGGCCGGAAAGCGAATTTCACCGCAAGCTCGGGGGCATGACGTGACGCCGCGCGCTCAACGGCTCTTGCGGTGGTTGCAAGACACCGAAGCCGGGTGCTTGCTTGAATCGCAAGTGATCGGCTCGGGGCTTTCCGCCGCGCTCGACGAATTGGTACGCGGCGGCTTCGTCACGCTCGACGGGCACCCGACCGTGCGCACGCGCGGTGCGGGTGGTGCACCCGGCATCCCCGCCACGGCGGTGTTTCTGCTAGAACGGGGGCGCACCCATGATTGACGCAACACCCGAAACCCTGCGCGCGATGCGCGAAGCCGCCGGTATGACGCAAGCGGAGTGCGCGGCGCTCGTGTTTCTCTCGGACGCGAAGCGTTGGGGCGAACACGAACGCGGCGTGGTGCCGATCGACCCCGCGCGCTTTGAGTTGTTTTGCATCAAGCTCGGGCGGCACCCTGACTACGTGCCCGCCGTGCGCTAGCGCTTCGCTCGTGCCGCCACTGCGCCCCGCTTGCGGGGCGTTTTCATTTCAACGCGGCTCGCGGATCACTTGCCCGAAAGGCCATTGCCCGGCCCCGTAGTGCTCGACAAGCTCGGGCGCAATGACGTTCAAGCGCATATCGCACAACGGGCACGCCAGATTGATTGACAAGCCGCCGCGCGGCCCGCGTAGTGCGGTGGTGGCGCTCGCACCGCAGCATGGCCACTGGCGATCGTTCCACCGCTCAAGCTCGGCGCTTGTCATCGGCCGCATGGTGTCGCGTTCACTGCGCGAAAGTTCGAAGTCGCTGCGCTGCATCACGTTTTCTTTGGGGGGTCCATCGCCGCTTTCACGACGGCGATAAGCCGCTCTAAGTCTTGCATGGCATCGCGCAACCGCTCGGGGTTGCCTTCGCGCCAAGCGCTCACCGCTTGCTCGGCTAGCACGGTTGCCCCGGCCACCCACTTAATGAGTTGCCGCACTTCGGGGTCTTCAAACGCGCTCATGGCGTCACTTCAACTTCAAGCACGAAAGCCCGCCGGCGGTCTGCAAGTGGGCGACATAGCAAATCACGCCGTGCTCGTCGGGGCCGAACCGAACGAACGGCACGACGCGCCCGCCGCCGGGCGGTTGCAACGTCTTCGGGTCTACTGGTTCCGTCCGTTGCGCGACCGCTTCAAGCGTCACGGCGGTGATGACGCCGAGCACGAACGCGACGGCAGTGCGGTTGATGCCCATAGTCTCAAGCTCCAAAGAAAGGGGGCGCCCCCTCCGGGTGGTGAATACGCCAAAGCGCCGCAAGTCCGTTCGTGCAAAACGCGAGTTCGGAAGCAACCGAGCCACCCGCTACAACGAGCGCGACCGGGGCGGCGCATACGCCCCCACAAACCTAACCTCTCGATTGGCGTGCGTGCTGCGCCAGCAACTCAGCGGCGCGCGCCACAAGAAACACTTTCACGTCGGCGGCGAGCAACCCCCATAGCGAAGCCATGGCGGCGTCGGCGTTGGAGTGCAACGCCGCTTCGACTTTGGAGTGCAGCGGCACCGCATGCCCGTTCGGCTTCGGAACGGCAACCACTGCGCCGGCGTCGCCGTTCGCCAGCCACTCGGGGGACACCCCTAGCCATTCGGCCGCCTTGAGCATGAGCGGAGGGCGGAACTTATATCCCGCGCGGCGCACGTGGCGCACATAGTACCGGCCGACCCCGATGGCGGCTTCGAACTCTTGGACCGTCTTGCCCATGGCGGCCAAGCGCGACTCGATCCGCCCGACGAACGTTGTGGCGTCGGCCACTGATGCGCGCTTGCGCGGCGGCTTCGCGAGCCCCGCGGCTCGTTTCTCCGCTAGCACTTTGCGCGCATTCGCCGCCGCTGCGCGTCTACTCTCCAAGCCCGCTTCGTCCTTCGCTGCCTGCTCCCGCTGCGCTGCGAGGGCTAACGTTCGAGCGCGCCGCTGCTTGGACGGCATGTTAGGCCACCCGCTTTAGCTTCGGCTTGACCACTTCGGCCGGGCGCTCCATGTTGCTCGGCGGGCAGTAGGTGCTAATGCCGAAGCTAGTCCAGTGGATGCGCACCACGTCCTTTCCGTTGTTGTCTAGAACGTTGGCCTTTGTGGCTTCGCCGCGGACTACGTGCGCAAACGCGCAGATCATTGCCCCTTGAATGGTCTTGCACGAACCAATGCGGAGGTTCGAAGCGTAGTGCGTCTTAAACGGCCGTTTCGGCTCGGCTTCCCGCTTGGCGGGCTTGCGGTTGCTTGTCCGTGGTGTGCTCATAAGTGGGTCAATCCTTGTCAAAAGCGGGCCAAACCCCCTCAGGGGCTACCTTATACGCTTTGAGGATATCCCTTAGCAATCCCTGCGGGCTTCCCAAAGTGGGCGCAGCGAGACACCGCCCAGCAGGGGGAAGAGTTCAGGTAACGAGCGACAATGCCCCTTGCGCCGGGTTGCCGTCCCCGGCTACCGGTCCCTTTTCGGACGGCTTGCCGGGTGTTAGGGCGATCCAGAGGGCGTGCTTTACGAGCATGCCGAGCCGTCCCACAACGGCTTCGGATAGTTGCTTGTCCACGCACGAGCACGTGAATTCAAGCGTCACCGCCGGCCCTTGTCTCACCGTGATGACGTGGCGGTGCACCCGGCATTCTAGAGTCTCGGGGTTATCCTCCCCGTCGATTCCGTAGTCAATGGTGAGCCGAGCGCCGGTGCACTCTTCGTCCCACTTCAAGGGTTGCGCGAGCTTTGAGAAGCGCGGAGCGGGGCCATTGAAGAGGTATGCCGGCAAGTCCGGGTCATAGTCCGCGAGCACGGACGCCGGCGCGTCCATCGCGAAGCGCAAGTGCAGCGAAGGCACAAGCTCGTCGGGTCCGTGATTCTCACTCTGTGGGTTCACGCTTGTTAGCGTGGCTCTTACTGGCTTGTCGAAGTGCAGTGGCATGGCTTGTTCCCTCTCACCGTTTGAGACGCTTACGCGCGGCTTTGGCGTTCGCAACCCACGTCCGCACGTCTTGGTCCGTCGCTTCGCTCGCCATCAAGCACGCATAGTCGTCGGCTTCCCGCTCTAGCCATCCGAGGCGATTACCCGAGATGTAAAAACCTTGCGGGAAGAGCCCTTCGTTAATGCGCCGTTGAAGACTTTTCTTACTCATGGCCAGGCGCATCAAGAGCGCCGGCCGATTCAAGACGCGAAGCGCTCGGGGCTCGCTCATTTGACAACCCCGGGGGGCACCCACTTTGCCGCGAATGCCGCTTCTACTAGCGCGCGCTCGTCGTAGGCCAACCCGCGCGCTTGATCGACGAAGAGTTGCGCCCCTTCGACGCTCGTTGCTCGTTGAATGCCAGCGACAAGCTCGGCGGGGTCTGGCACTTCGGGGTCGAAGGGGTCGCCGGGCGGTTCGGCTTCCGCTCGCGACGGCGGCTTGTGTGGCGGCGGTGGCGTCAACGGCTCTTGCATGGGCTCGGGCGGCTCGGGCGTGGGTGGCGGCCCGCCAGCGATGGCGTTGCGCAAGCCGGCCGCGCGCGCGGCGGCGTCCGCCGTCACTTCGTCGGCTTTGCCCATGTGGATAACGCGCGCCGCTTCGTCTTCGTCCATGAAACCAAAGCCGAACGTCTTGCGGGCCGTTTGAATGAACGCCCGATGCCCGAGCATGCGCCGCGGGCTTTGGTTCCACGGTGCGGTGTTGCGCTGGCATTCGCTGCGCCATTCGCGATGCGTCAAATGATGCGAGCGGTCCTTGCGATAGATGGTGCATTCTGCCCACGAGCCGTCATCGGCCATGCGCTCTTCGAAGCCGTCGCACTGCGGGTGCTCGTTGACGATGCGCGACCACCCGTCCACCGACACGACGGGGACAATGCCGCCGCTCTTGGCGTCGAGAAACGCGAAGAGTTCGCGCGTGAACGGGTTTAGGTTGTATTGGTCCGCCACCACGAGCAACGCCATTAGTTGTTCGTCGGACACCGGGCGTTCGGTCTTAAAGCATGTTGCTTTCAGCGTCGCAACGAGCTTGCCGGGCTCGACGTTGAAACGTGCCGCCATCTTGGCGACAAGAGAAACGGGGCGCGCTGCCGGCGCGGGGCGTTCGATAACTTCGGTATTCACGTTGCGTGCCTTTCCAAGAGTTGATGCCATGCGGCGTCACGCACTACCACGCCCGACCACCGTGCCTGCCTTGCCAAACCCCGCCCGGCGGAGCCACTCCGGTCCCCGCCATGCCTGCCATGCTTCGCCCGACCCAACCCCACACCGCATGGCACCGCCTATGCAGGCCGGGCCACGCTGCACCTGCCTTGCCTTGCCCAGCCGAGCCTGACCTGACGGCGCCCGCTGTGCACTGTTGCGCCCCGCCACGCCCCGCGGCGCCGCGCTTGGCGAAACCGCGTGGCGCTTGGCCACGCCGCGCCGCGCCCGCCATGCCCGACCCATCCCGACCCAACCACGCTTCGCCTGCCATGCCTGACCCATCGTGGCTCTGCCCGACCCAACCACGCCGTGCCGCGCCTGCCATGCCTTGCCCAGCCGAGCTTTGCCCGGCCCAACCACGCCGTGCCGCGCCTGCCATGCCATACCGTGCCCCACGGCGCCGGGCCCAGAGTTGCCACGACGCGCCAGACCGAGCGAGGCCGGGGCGTGCCCTGCCCGCCATGTGATGCCATGCCCCGCGTCGCTCCACTCTACCGAACCACGCACCGCCCGCCGTGCCGAGCCTTGCCCGACCCAACAGCGCTTGGCCACGCCTCAACATGCGATGCCCGCCATGCCGCGCCGTGCCCCGCCCCGCCGTTCATGGCCCCGCCGGGCGGTGCTCCGCCCGCCTAGCGCAGCCGAGAAAGTCGGTTCACACATTGGCGGATGGTTGCGCATGCGCTGCGGCGTGTTCCGCTGGCGCGTTCGCTTCGTTCGCTTCATCGATCGCGCGCCACACGTCGGCGAGCGCTTCGATTTGCGCGTATCGTTTTCGGTAGGCACTCAATTCGCGAAGCACCGTGGCCACCATGTCGGCGCGCTTGGCAGGGTCGGCCATGATGCTTTCGATTGCCTCATAACTCGTGCCCCCTCGTGCGCGCTGCCCGAGCGGGCTTTGCACGCGGCGCACGCTTTGCACGCTCACGAGCTTTGCCGAGTTATCGATGCGGATAACCGAGCCCTTCCACCGCCGCAAGAGTTGGCCGGCTTGAATCAAGCGGTATTGCTCGGCGGCTTCGTCGTCGTTCCAATTGAAGAAATCGTGAAACGGGCTATTGAAGTCGCGCGCTTCGTCAAGCAACGCGCGCGGGCTAATGCGTTCGCCGTGTTTCGCTAGCAGTGCTTCGAACGCGGCCAACGTAATGTCTTGTTGAGTCGTCTTCACTGTCGCGTTTCCTTCCCATCGCCGGTGATAACTTCGAACGTGCCCCAACCCTGCCCAACCGAGCTTGTCGAAAACGGGCGCCCGGCGCCGATGCCGACTTGTCGGCCGGCGCGGTCAAGCAAGTTCACCACCGAGTCAATCGAAATCATGTCGGCGTCAAACTCCACCGTCACATCGGCGCCCCACTGTCGCCACATGGGGCGAATTCGGATATCGGCCACGCCGGTATCGTTGCGCACGAAACTTTCTAGCCGCTCGGGCTCGCGCTCGCTTTGAACACGCACGAGCGGTGACCCTTCGTCGCGGTCGAATCCCTCGGGCACGACGAACACCGCCATTTTGGCTTTCGTCATCACAAGCCCGACAGTGCGGCACGCATCCACCATGGCGGCGCGGAATGCCACGCATGGCATGCCGATCCACCCCGCCGTCGAAATGTGTTTCGCCTCTTCGAAGTCGCGCGAGAAATCGCGCGGCGGGCGTGCCGCTTTGGATTTCTTCGCCGCCTTCGGCGTGCTCATCGCCGCCATCATTTGCGCGCGTGCTTCGGCGCTAAATTTGTTCATTACGAGCGGCGCAGTGCCGCGAATCTTGAACGTCGCGCGAACGAAGTTCGCGGGCTCGACAACGGCGATGCCGTCGCTTTTTCCGAATGCCATGTGATAACCCCTTGTGCGACTTCGTGGCCACGCAACGAGCCGTCGCGAGTCTGATTGCGTGGGCGCGCAGTAACGCTGCGCGCGCCGTTCAATCCGCCGCCCATCGTGGAAGCCCGATCGTTTCGACTTCGGCGGAATAGCCGGGCCATACGCCGCTGCGCGTGCACTGCACGAACAAGTCGAGCGCTCGGCGGTTGCGCGCTTTCGCGCGGTCGAGTGCGTCTTGGTCGAGCACGTATGCTGCGACCGCGTGCGGGTATTCCGATTCAACGACGGCGAACACCATCCCGAACACCATGCGCGCCGAAGCCGCTTCCCATCCGGCGCAATACCAATCGGCTTGGGTGTGATAACCGAACGTGTGCACGCTGCGCGAGAAAGCATCGGCGCTCGCGTCGCTCGTCGTCTTCACGTCGAGCAACACAATTCCATCATCGGCGTCGCACCACCGATCGGGCCGGCACTTGCACAACACGCCCGTTTCGGGATCGATCCAAAACGCGCACGCTTCGGCGTCGCCGGCACGCGCGAGCAAGTCGGCCACGCGCGGGTGCGCGCGTACCGCCGTTGCTTGGCGCCATATGGCGTCGTGTTCCATCGGTGTCAACGGCTCCAACCCGTCTTCGGCCGCTTCCGCCGCGAAGTTCTTCCAATCCTTCGTGCGCTTGTCGTTGAGCCGTTCGCGTAGCGCTTCGACGGCAACGAGCACCGACGCGCCATCGAACTTTGGCCACGCATAGCGGTTGACGAATTCGCTTGGCTCAAGCGCGGCGCAGTGCACCGCCGTTCCATTGCGCATGGCTTCGTTAGGCATCCTGGCCGGAACGTCGCCGCTTGTTTTCTGGCGATAGTGAAACGGCGTGCGAAGAATCAACTTCACGTCGCTATGCGATAAGCCCGGCCCCTTGTGGTAATCGTCAGCGGGGACGCCGCGCACGACGCCGAGCGGGCTTTGGCTCGGCGCTGGCATTGTTTGGCTCGTTGTTGCTTCCGTACCCATAGGGGGGCGCATTGTCCGAAGTCGAGTGCCGGCGTCAATGCCCACGCAAGGCACTCGGGATTGCATCAAGCGACAAAAAACGCCGCCACGGCAACGCAGAAAAATCGAAATAAATCGGCATCGCCCGAAATAAATCGGGATGCCACGAAAAGGCATGCGGGAAAGTCCTTAGCTACTTGCGCGGCGTGTTAGGGGTCGATTTGACAGTGGCGAAAAACCGCTCACACTGTCGGCCCACTTTCAACACCACGCGGAGCGCGCGCCGTGAACCACAATCCCAAGCGCCACGAAACGTCGCCCGTTTTGCTTTGCCCGGTGTGCCACCGCCAGATCAACGCGCCGCCGCACGAGCGATGCGAGTTCCCCGCTTTGGCGCGGCTCGCCGCCATCGCCCGCCGGCGTCCGAGCGGTGGCCGCTATGCCAACGCTTGAGACGGCGCCGCCATGGTGGACCCGTTCCGCCATCGTCCTAGCCGGCGTGGTCGCATGCATCGCGCTAGCCGTGTCGCTTGCGTGGTGGTTCCTATGGTGAAAGGGCGCGCGGTGGCTTCGCCCGACGTGGCGAGGGGGACGCCGCGCGCCCCCGATCCATTGGTGCCGGCCGAAGTCGATATCCGCGGCTTTAACCGCATGCCCGTTGACGTGGTAAAGCTCGACGGCTCGTCACTGTGGCGCCGAGCGACGAATGATCCGCGCGTGGCTCACGCTGCGGTGTCGCTATGGATGGCGGCATGGGTCCAAACGCCGCACGCATCGTTGCCCGACGACGACGAGCTATTAGCCGGCTTCGCGCACTGCACGCCGGAAGAGTGGCAACGGGTCAAGCCGCGCGCACTGGCGCACTTCGTCAAGTGCAGCGACGGGCGGCTCTATCACCCCGTCGTGGCCGAATATGTCATGGAAGCATGGACGGGCAAGCTCGAACGCAAAGAGCGCACGGCGAAGGCGCGCGCGGCACGCGCCGGCAGTGACAGTGACAGTGACAAGCGACGCAACAGTGGCAGTGACAAGCGACGCGACAGTGGCGACGACAAGCAATGCGACAGTGGCAGTGACAGTGCGCGCGCGTTGTCTGTGACAAGCTCCAACGGAACGGAACGGAGCGGAACGGAACGGAACGTTAATACCAATACTTCGGTAAACCCTGACGGGTTTACCGCGCCGCAAGCGTCGCCCCCAACCCCCCGCGACGCCGTTTTCGCGCTCGGGCTTCCCCTGCTCACCGCCGGCGGCGTCACCGAGCCGCGTGCCCGGTCCATGCTCGGTTTCTTGTCGAAGACCCACGGCGAAGCGGCGGTGGTTGACGCGCTCAACCGCTGCGCGAACTCGCGCCCCGTAGAGCCCGTGGCGTGGTTGCAAGCCGCGCTCGGCGTGACGATGGGCAAGGCGGAGACGAAGAGCGAGCGCATAGCGCGACGCAATGCCGAAGCGGTGCGCCGGTTCGAAGCCAAAGGTAACCCGCCATGAGTCATGCCGACCGCATCGCGCGCGAAGTGGCCGCGGTGTATGCGTTCTATGACCGCGAGCTAGGCGACGCAGCGTTGGCGATTTGGGCCGACGTGCTCGCGGATTTCCACCCATCGCAAGTCGTTGCCGCGCTCAAAGCGCACATGGCCGATCCCGACGCCGGCCACTACTGCCCCAAGCCGGCGGACGTGATCCGCCAAATCCGCGGGAATGTGGACGAAGCGGCCACGCTGGCGTGGGCCGACGTGTTGCGCGCAGTGCGCAGTGGCGACGGAATGTCCGCATTCGATCCGGCCGCAATCATGGCGCTCCAATCCCTAGGCGGCGTGTCGGTGGTACGGCGGGCCGACGAATCGCACAATGGATTTCTGCAAGCGCGCTTCGTTGAGGCGTACAAGGCATTTCGGCATCGCCACGAGCGCAACGGGATAGCGTCGCTGGCCAGTAACGGGCGGCGGATCAAGGGGCAGTGATGACGAACCAAGCCGACTTGTTCGCCGAGCCGCCCGAGCATCGCCGCCAGCGTGCCCGGCGCTTGCGTGACGCTGGCATGCAAACCGCCGTCGATCATGCCGACGCAGTGGCCCACGAGTGGAGCGAAAGCGCGTACGCCAAGCTCCGCGCATACATTGCGCCACTTGACCATGGCGCCGCATTCACGTGCGAGCAAGTGCGCGACTATGCCGAGCGCTCGGGCTTGTCATCCCCGCCGGATAACCGCGCATGGGGCCACGTCATGCGCCGTGGTCTCGTGGCCGGGCTCTATCGCAAGCGTGGCTATGTGGAAGCCACGGACCCACGGGTGCATTGCAACGTCGTCACGCAATGGGCAAAGCCGTAACCATCATTCTTCGCACGGTGTCGGGAATGAACGCGCGCGAGCACTTCGGCGCGCGTGCAACACGTGTCCGACGTGAACGCGCCGCCACTGCACGAGCGCTTCGCGAAGCGCATTGCGAGCGCCCCATGCTTCCGTGCTCCGTGTTGCTTACGCGCGTGGCGCCGTCGCATGGCTTGGACGATGACAACTTGGTTTCTGCATTGAAAGGCGTACGCGACGAGATATCGCAATGGCTCGGCATCAACGATCGGGATTCGTTCACCGTGCGTTTTCGGTACGCACAACAGCGTGGCCATGCGCACATGGTCTTCGTAGAGTTCGGCGAGCCCGTGCGCGGCGCGCAATTGGAAATCGAAGGGTCGCGCGTATGGCCATTTCCCGAAGCGCGGTAAAGCTCGGCGAGCCCGATTACTTCGAAGCCATGCAAGCCGTTCGCGATCGCGTGGCGCGCGACTTGTTCGTGCGGATGATGACGGACCCCGACGCAAGCGAGCCCGAGATAGTCGCCGAAATGGCGTTGCATTGGGCCGACGTGTTCGTGGGCAAGCAAATCAGCATGCACGCGCACGATGCACAAGTGCGAGAGAAAGCCGACCCGTTGGCCGGCGTGCGCCCGCAGCGGTGAGCCTATGACCCCGCTTGTCCTTTCCGTCGATCGCGCTTCCGAATGGAACATAGAAGCACGCATCAAGATCACCGCCGAGCCGAAGCCCGCCGCCGGGCTCGCGGTGAAACTGACCACCACTTACGGCGGCATCACGACAACCCACACCGGAGCAACCCATATGGCCTACACCCTACCCGCCGACAAGGTGGTGCAACTCCAAATCGCCTACGTGGACGCGAACGGCAATCCCGCATCGGTTGACGGCGCCGTCACGTGGGATTCGTCAGACGACGAAATCGCCACGTGGGAACCAATTTCGCCGTTGCCGCCGGGCACGCCCGAGGGCGGCGCAATCATGCTCGTGCCCGGCACCAAGATCGGCAATTGCCAAATCAGCGCACATGCCGACGCCGATTTGGGTGGCGGTGTGCGCGAGCTTGTGACCCTGCTGGACGTGACGGTCGTTGGCGGCGAAGCCGTGGCCGGCACGATCACCCCGGTTGGCGAGCCGATGCCGAAGCCATGACCAAGCGCCGCTATGCGCCGTCGCTCTACGTGCTCCGCAAGCGACTAGCGGCGTGGCGGCGCTACGTCGGCCCATGGGACGCGCGCCCAGCGATCGAAGCAATCGAGCGCGAGATAGACGAAAGGATCAAGCATGAAACTTCGCATAACGAACGGATCGCCGGTGGTGGTGCCGGTGTCCGGTGACGATTGGGCCGAAACGATCCAACCCGGCGCAAGCGCGGTGCTCGACAAGCCCGGCGGTGTGTGGATCGTGGGCGCCAAGCCAAGCCATCTTGACAACATCAAAGAGGGCTTGGAAACCGTCTTAAAGACGATTGCCGCATTCGTCAAGCTCCGCGAAAGTGTGGGCGGCGATAAAGGCATCGCGCTTGAACTCGGGTTCACGAACGAGGGGGAATCGGCGGTGCGCATCGTCCCCGGCAACGTCGAAAACGAAAGCGAACTAGCGCCAGGGGCCACCACCACGATTGCCGCCATGGACTATTGCGAATTGCGCCAGCTAGGCGGCTGGCCTTGATCCATGCCGGGCGATCCGTTCTATTCGACCCGCCAATGGAAGGCACTTCGCTTGCAAGTGCTCAACCGTCAGCGGTGGCGGTGTCTGTGGTGCGACGCTTCCATTGCGGGGCATGGTGGCGCAAGGGTCGATCACATTCGCCCGCGCTTTTCATTCCCCGCACGCGCGCTCGACCCGGAAAACGTGCGCGCGCTATGCCCGGCATGCGACAACCGGCGCCACGTTGAAAAGGGGCGCACCTACGAAGGCGGGGCGAATGCGGACGGGTGGCCTACGAGCCCGACCCATCATTGGAATCAACCATGAGCCCGAAGGGCGGTTGGAAAGGGGAAAGCGTATGAGAAACGATCACCGCATGGGATATCCGCCAGTAGCAGGGGCATGCTTCTTCGTCACTGTTGAAGTTCCCGACTTGGGCGGCGACGGTCCACCGTTCCCCCTCGGGTTGCCCCGCCGGGAAATCGAGGCGCGGAAAGCGTATTTCGATTCGCTCTATGGGGGTTGCATGGGGCCGCCCTTCGTCGTGGTGCAAGGCGGTATGACCCATTCCGACGTGCGTGGTGTGAGCCAAGACACGTGGATTCACCAAGACGACGTGGCAACGGACTAGGTTGTGCACGTGCGTGCAATCAACATCGCAAATCCAATCGCAATGGGTTTTGTTGGGTTTGAAAACACCCCCCCCGCCCGTCGCGTTTTCGCGGGGGAACGGCAGGGGGGGGATGACTTCGGAAAATTGAGCGCGGCTTTTCACCGGGGCTCGCCCCTCCGTTTGCACCGTGCAGGGTCTCAGTAATTCACATGGCCGGACGCGGACCACCCCCCAAGCCAACGTCGCTGGTGCTCGTCGAGAATGGCGGCAAGCTACGGCGCAAACAACAGCGCGCGCGGGCCGCGATCGAGCCACAAGCCACGATCGGCGTTCGGCCGGTGCCGGATTACCTTACGGGCAGTCAACGCGCGTTGTGGGCCGATCTAGTGGCGGATAGCCCCGCCGGCTTGCTTTGCCGGATCGACACGGACGGGTTGGCCGCGTTCGTTGTCATGCTCGACACGCAACACGCATTGCAGCGGCGATACAACGAAGCCGGCGCCGATCCGTTGAGCGAAGCCGGCGCGGTTTGCTTGCGGCAAATGCGGTTGAATTGGGCGCACGTCCGGCAATGGTTGATTGAATACGGCTTCACGCCGGCGGCGCGCTCGCGCATCGCTGGCATGGGCGCCGCGTTGGCCAACGCACCGCGCGAAGCGAGGAAACCGGCCGACCCGTTGGCGCGTTTCATTGGCGATGCCGCGTGATGCCGTCACCGCTTACGCGCAATCTGTGGCCACTGGCAAGGTGCTTGCCGGCCCGCACGTGCGCGCCGCGTGCGCGCGTCACCTGAAAGACCTAGACACCGCGGCCGATCGCGGGTGGCGGTTCGATGTAAAGCGCGCGGCGCGCGCGTTTGACTTCTTCCGCGACGTTCTGCGGCTCACCGCCGGGCACTTCGAAGCGGCGCCGTTTGAACTCTTGCCGTGGCAATGCTTCGTCGTCGGCTCGCTCTTCGGATGGATCGGCGCCGATGGCTTCCGGCGCTTCCGCGTGGCCTACGTCGAGACGGGCAAGGGCTCGGGCAAGTCGCCGCTAGCCGGCGGCATCGGGCTCTATATGCTCGTGGCCGATGGCGAAGCGCGCGCCGAAATCTATGCGGCGGCGTCGAAGAAAGAGCAAGCGCAAATCTTGTTTCGCGACGCCGTGGCGATGGTTGACCTATCGCCGTCGCTGGCGACGCGGGTGCGCAAGACGGGCCGCACGCCGGTGTGGAATCTGAGTTTCGCGGATTCATTCTTTCGGCCGATCGCCAGTGACGAAGGGCAATCGGGGCCGCGCCCACACTGCGGGCTTATCGACGAGTTGCACGAGCATCACGACGATAACGTATTGGAAATGATGCGCGCCGGCTTCAAGGGGCGCCGTCAACCGCTGCTCTTTGTCATCACGAACTCGGGCGTTGATCGGCAAACGGTCGCATGGCGGTATCACGACAAAGCATGCAAAGTCGCCGCCGGCGTCGTTGACGATGACCGCTTCTTCTCGTACGTGTGCGCGCTCGACAAGGGCAATGACCCGCTGCACGACGAAGCGTGTTGGCCGAAGACCAATCCGTCGCTAGGCGTGAGCATTCAACCGGCTTACTTGCGCGACCAAGTGCGCGAGGCATTGCAAATGCCGGCAAAAGAATCGGTGGTGCGGCGCTTGCATTTTTGCGAATGGGTAGACGCCGCGTCGCCGTGGATATCTGGCGAAGCATGGCGCGCATGCGAAGTCGAGCCCGCCGGCGAGCTTGACGAAGTGATTCGCGGGCGCGACGTGGTGCTCGCGGTTGACTTGTCCAAGAGCACGGACCTTACGGCGCTGGCTATCACGTGGGAAGACGAGCCGCCCGAGTTGCATGCCGCCGTCGAATTCTGGACGCCGGCCGACACGATGCGCGCGCGCGGCGAGCGTGACGGCGTGGACTTTGAGCTTTGGGCGAAGCAAGGGCATATTCGCGCCGTGCCCGGCGAAGTGCTCGACTATGCGCCGATCGCCGAGCGCATCGGCGAAATCGCCACCATTGCGAACGTGCGCCAAGTGCTCTTCGACCGGTGGCGCATTGGCTACCTCAAAGCCGCCATGGCGGACATTGACCTATCGGTGCCGCTGGTGGAACACCCGCAAGGGTTCGTCAAGGTGCGCGAGACTGGCTTGTGGATGCCGCAATCAGTCACCGAGCTAGAAGGCGCCATTCTCCGGCGTGAACTCCGGGTGCGGCGCAATCCGGTGTTGACGTGGAACGCCGCCAGTGCGGTGACCGAGCAAGACGCGCACTTGTCGCGCATCTTGTCCAAGCGCAAGTCAACCGGCCGCATTGATGGCGTCGTGTCGCTTGCCATGTGTGTCGGCGCGCGGCGCGTGCCCGCGGTTGCCTTCGACGCCGAAGCAATGATCGGCTAGGGTGCGACCCTAATATCCCCGTTTGCAATCATTGTGTTTGCGGGCATACTCCGGCCCGCGCGTAAATCCGGGCTTGTGGTGGGCCGACGGTGGCACCGAAAGGGCCACCACCGATGCACCCACGACAACGCCCCGGCCGCGAAGAGCGCGCCGCCGCGCCGATCCCGGTAAGCCGTAGCGCCCCGCAGCAACGCACACCGACGCCGCAACCGGCGCCCCATCGTGGGTGATGCCGGGCTGTTGCGAATAAGCAAGCGCGGCACCGCGCAGGGTCGCGCCACCGATGCGCCGGCGGGCTCGTCCGATGCAATCCGCTTCGTCGTCAGCAGCGACACCCCGGACGAGTTTGGCGACGTGGTGGTGCAACGCGGGTTGAGCTTTCCCGGCAGCGTGCCGGCCCTTGTTGACCACGATCACCGCTTGCAAGCGCAAGTGGGTTCGTGGTCCGAGTTCGAAACCACCGAACACGAGACGCGCGCAACGCTGCGGCTTGTTCCCCGTGGAACGTCACGGCTCGCCGACTTGGCGCGCGCGCTCTACGAAGGCGGGCACGGGCTCGCGTCTTCCGTCTTCTTTATGACTTCGCGCGCGGACACCGAGCCGATAACGCGCAGCGATCGGAACGGGCAAGAGGTTCGCACCGGAACGCGCTTTAAGCGCGGCACCGTCCGCGAAATCACCCTCACACCGATGCCAGCCAACCCCGCCGCGGTGGCGGTGGCGCGCTCGCTCGGTTTTGCATCCGACGAATTGGCCGCGCTGTTGCGCACAAGTGCCGATTCGTCTGGTGCGCCACCGGTGGCCGCGGTTGCGGCGCCACCCGCCGCGCAAGCGGTGGCACGAAGCATGGGGCCACGCATGGACCTATCCGACCAAATCGCCGCCGCGGAAGCCGCAGCGACGCAAGCCGACGAAGCATTGGCGACGGCGAACGCCGCCATTGATGGCAACGCGGCATCACTGCAAGCCGTGGCCGACGCCACCGCCGCGGTGAATGCCGCTTACGATCGCGTGCAAGTGTTGCGCAACGCGCAAGCCGCCGCAGCACGCCGCGCCGCGGGCGCGAACGGCAATGGCAACGTGATCGACGTGCCATCGCGCATCGTGCCCGACAACCCCGGCGCCAATCTCGCGGTGCGGCAACCGAACATGCCGCCAGTTTCGCGCGCGCTCGCGCCGTCGCTCATCCATCGCATGCCGGAGCCCGACAGACCCGGCGGGTATCGCATCGCGCAATTGGCGATCGCCAAATATTTCGCCTACAAGGAAAAGCGCCCGCTAGACGTTGTGGCGGCCGAAATCTTCGGCACGGACCAAGCCGCGCTAGCGGTGGCTCGCGCCGCCGCCACGGTGGCCGACACCACGACGGCGGGATGGGCCGCGGAACTCGTGCGCAGCGACGCGCGCGCCATGATGCAAACCGACTTGGCGCCGATGGGTGTTTGGTCGCAACTCGCCGCCGCTGGCTTGCCGCTGAACTTCAACGGCGCACCCGCCATCACCATTCCGAGCGCATCGAACTTTCAAGATGCGTTGGAACCGGCATGGGTCGGCGAAGCCGGCGTGATTCCGGTTGTGAAAGGCGCCATCACGTCGCAACGGATCACGCGAAACAAGCTCGCCGGGATCATCCCGATTACGAACGAGCTTGCGCGCACGAGCGATCCAAGCGCGGTTGAAGTAATGCGGCAAATGCTGCGCCAAGCAACGGCGAACCTGCTAGACAAATCGTTGCTCGACAGTGCGGCGGCGGTGGCCGGTGTGCGTCCGAAGGGCTTGCTTAACGGCGTAACGCTCGGCACCGGTGCCGCTGGCGGTGGCGTCAATGCGCTAATCGCGGACCTTAAAACCATGGTCGGCGCGCTTCAAAC